TTGACGAGATCCTGCATGTTGTCTTTAGGATCAACAAACCCATCCCTCTACCCCTGCTGCCCCCAGTCGCTTTGTAATTCTTCTAGGTGCAGCGTCTTGCCGTTGTCGCGGTCAGCCATGCGAAGATGCGCAAGGACGTTGGGTTCATCCCAGTGGGGGGATTTAAAAGGCTCCATCGTCGGCATCATAATACGGTCTTCCATTGTAAAACCGATCTTTTCAGCCGTCCTGCGCACAACAGGATTAGCCAATTCCTCTTCCGTCATAATTGCGCCGTTGGGAAAAACGCCGACACGGCGCTTCTCTCCATAGGGGTACTTCAACAACACCTCGCGGTAGTTGTTCATGCTGCCGGGTAAAGTGTATGCATGATATTTCGTTGAATCACCACTCAGCACCGTTTCCTCAACCTGCGGCATCTGCTGCTGGAAATGCTGCGCCAACTCCTCGCGGGTAATGTTTGGCTTACCAGCGAACGCTTCGGCTGCGCCAGAGTTCTGCACTTCGGCTGGCTTCACGCCTTTATTCTGCAAGGTCGCCAACATCTGCTGCGGCGAACCCTTTGCCTGCGGCAAAGCGGCAGATTGCTCGGCAGCATGGCTATATAAACCCATGGGGCCCAAATCACGCGCCTCACCCCCATCAGCCATGCCTCTCGCCGTCAACAGCGCAGCGCGGATGGCTTGGGCGTGGTCGAGCATCGGCATGGTCGAACCGCCGGATGCTTTGTGGTAAACGCGCCCGCCGCGACGTTCGTCACCACCGCCTTCGCTGCCACCGCCGTCACCGCCGTCACCGCCGTCACCGCTTTCGCTCTCAGATTCAGAAGCGGATTCTGTTTCAGATGACGCGGCTTCGTTCGCAGCGGCGTCAACGTCCTGCTCTTGGCCGCCGAAGCCGGTGCTGCCGGCAGAGGTAGAACCAGTGCCCTGCTCTTGGCCGCCAAAGCCGGTGCTGCCGGCAGAGGTAGCCATGCCCGATTGCGGACCACCAGGGCCTGCAAGATCATCTGCTATGCTATTTGCCATAAATGCAGCATTGGCCGGATCCTGCTCAAACGCATTTACGCCAGCGTTAATATTCTGTGTCGCAGCTTCGCCCATCGGTGTTCCAAAGAGGCCAAAGCTCATAGAGTTGCCGACCCCAGATGCGATCTGGCCGGGAGTTAGCTCTTCGCCAAAACCGTATCCTTTAATTGATTTATTCACCGCATTTACATCAGCCGCCGTGCCCGCGGCACGACCCGCAGCATACCCAACGGGGCCAAATAGGGAGCCCGCAAGGCCCCCAATGCGACCGTAATTGGTAGATTCCGTACCCGGCAGGCTTTTGTTGAAATCGGGCTGGCTTGCAGCCGCAGGACCAGCGCCACCACCCGGCTGCGTTTGGCCGGGACCAAAGTCGTCTGGCTCAAAAGCGCCGCCCGGATAATCATTCGACATCTGCGAAGGCGGCGCGAAGTTTGGCTTGGCAGGTTCTGGCGCAAAGAAGTTTTTTGGAGTGTCCATGCCCTGACGCGGCAGGCCAGTCACAGGGTCGATGTAGGTCAGCGTGCCGCCATCGGCCTTACGAACGCGGCCACCGTCTGCCTTATTGGTGTCTGGTGACGATGGGTCAAACGTGCCCTGATTGCCGATTGCAGACTTCACTTGTGCCGGGCGCTTGAGGACCACAACAAGCTCACCCTTATGCACGTCCGGCACCCAACTGTCGTGACCGGCTGCACGCAATGAATCAAACCAATTGGATTGAACCGACTTGTAGTTCTCAGAATTGCGGAAACTATCCGGCATCTCCCCACGATATGGGTTCTCGACATTCAGATGAACCGGCATCACGCGGGACGCATTGTTCTTGGGGACAAACTCTCCCCTTTCGTATGAATGCCCTTGGCTGTCGTTATTATCGGCATAGCTAGATGCCGAATCTGGATCAGACGTAAACCATGCGCCGTGACGACCTACATTGAAGCTCTTGAAATCTTTGTCTTTGGATGTCCCGTGATAGAAAACCTTTGGTTCCCCATCACCCCCAGTGATTGGGTTAAACTTTTTAAGGTTCGCTTTACGCTCATGGTAACTGACCGGAACAGCTTTGCCGCCATCGCGCTTTGCCGTTAGCAGTGCGTTTCTAATGGCCTGCAACTGATTCATTACTGCCTCATGGGGCCGCCGAGGCCCGGTACAATCTGTTGCCGATCAGCCTGAATATCAAGCTCCCTGCGAACAACGTCAGCCATCGCAGGGCGAACAAGGGGTTCAATCACAGGCGCACTGTCTGGGTGAACGGCGACGTTCTGCGCCAGATCAACCAACTGCAAACGCTCCTTGAAGGCGCGGTCCTCAATTCGATTGTGCAAGTCACGCTCGGCCAATTGAATATCAGTCTTAACCTTCTCAGCATCCAGGCCGTACTTCTGCTGCATGGCCTCCTGTTCCAAAGTCAACTTGCTTTCGTCCAACATCAATTTGCGAGCCGCAATCTCAATGTCAGCGTCGGTCTTCTTCGCCTTGATCTGCGTCTCGTTCTTCTTGTTCTCAAGCTCGGCAATGCCCTTGAGGACTTCGGGCGGCGTCTTGCCCTGAGAGCTGGCCGGCGCGAAGAACTGCTGCGGATTGCTCCAACCCATCGCCTGCAAAGCCGCCGTATCAACCGCAATCGGGTCGTACAAAGTCGGGTTGGCTGTCGCCAACTGCTTCAGAGCCATAACCTTCATGATGCGCTGAGTGTGGCTGGCCGTGTTCGGGTCAGCCTGCGGCACAAGGTCAACGTCCTCAAGAGCACGCAGGAACGTCTCTTCGTCCCATTTATAGGCGGGCTTGCGGTTCGACTGCCAGAAGCTCTCAGGATGCTCCTTGAACACTTCCTTGAGCAACTGGAACTCCTGAGCCTGAGCTGCGTGCAAACGCTTGTGGACCGCGTTCAGGATCTTCTGGGCCTGCTCAATCAGCGCAATCGTCGTGCCGACCGGGGCGTCCTGTTTACCTTCGCCAACCGCCTGCTCTGAGGTTCCGCCAACGCGCATGCCGGTCTGCGCGATGTTTTCACACAAAGACATCAAGCTGCTGCTCGGGTCGCGGTACGGGATCGGCATGATGGCTTGCTGAAGCGGCATGCCGCCAGTCTTGACCAAGGCACCACCGCCGGGAGGAATGCGGAAGATGTTTGTGTTCTGGCGAGCGCCAGTGTCGGCCATCAAGAAGCCGGGGAACGACGCATACATGCCGGCGTCCAACATCTCACGCCAAGCCGCAGTGACGGCGTTCGTCGTGTTGCCCAGGATGTGCAGCAGGCCGAGATCGTAGAAGCCGAAGCCCGGATTAAACGAGAACTTCACAAAACGGCGCTTGGCCTCTGGCATCTCTTTGTCGTCTTCGTCGTAGTTGCGAACGACGGAAAGAATCTTCTTCGTCGAAGCGTCAATCGTGACGATGTAGGGAATGTCCAAGCCGCTAACGCGGCCTTTGTGCTTGTGCTCGTATTCCTTGATGCTCAGCTCGCAGTAGCATTCGTAAATCTCGCGGTCGCGATCATCCTGATTGGAAGACGACTGCGAGATGCCCTGCTGGTTGAGCTTCTCGCGATCAACTGCATTGAGATCAGCGGCAAGCGGCGTAGACAATTCAATGTCGCGATAGACGCCCAGTATCTGCAAACGCTTTACAGTCGAAGGCTTCATGAAGGAACGATGCGTCACACGCTTGGCGTTGTGAAGATCGGTCGCGTCCCAGCTTACGATCACGTCTTCCGCATCAACTGATTCGCTGATCGGACGATTGCGGAGCGGGCAGTAGTAGACCTTCTTGAACGACGAGCCACCAAAGCCCAACATCAGCAACATGCGATCCGTGTCAGGATAGTATTCGGTCGCCGTCGAAGTCAGGTAGTGGTTCATGTCGCGCTCGAGGCAATCAGCAAGCTGATCCTGCTCAAGCGTGGCGTTGTTGTTGTCGTTGCGAATCTTAATCGGGCCATCGGTCGGCAGAAGCTCTGAACGAGAGTTCGCTTGGAACCGTAAGCACGCCTCAAGCAG